AGCTTCAGTATAGTCATATCCCCAGTTAAGAGTAGTTGTAGTGTTCTGACCACCTACAATAACTAAGTTAAACTTCTTTAAAAACTTAAGGTTTGATGTATTACCAAAGTCAATAGGATTACTAAAGTACCTTAACTGATACTTAGTAGTGCCATCTAAGTAATTAGCATACTTAACAACACCAGAGGTAATACCTATGTATAACTCTCCAGTTTCTAATACTGTGAAAGATAAAGGATTTAAAGAAGACCAAGTAGTTGCTCTGTTAGAACCATCCTGCATAGCTGTTCTCATATCAAAGCAATAAACTAACTTACTGTTGGGTAGAGTTAGCAAATAAAAAGCATCTTCAGGAGAGTAAACAGATTTAATAGGTAATGTTTGTTCAGGAATTAAAGCTAACAAATCATTCCTTACATTCTTACTAATGTCCCTCATTGGTAAAGACTTTTCTTGTATTGTCCTACCAAAACTACGTACACCTGAAGCTGACAAAAAGATAATATCAGTACCTGTTTGTTGTACTGAGTCACGAGCTATACAACCAATGCCCTCTATCGTGTCTGTAAGGGTCATATTAGCAGGAGAAGTAGCTCCTGAGTACACAAGTATAGACTTCTTTCCAAAGATGATTAGAAAGCCATTGTGGGCCTCTAAGGACACTATCTCATCAAAGCCTGTAGGCCACACAGTAGTAATGTCTATTGAGCCAGAAGAACCACCTGACCAACCATGACCTACTAATAAATCAGACCAGTAGACTGTGTGCTTGTTTCCTACAATGTCAGCTACCCAAAGTCTACCAAAGGCAGACAATACTTCATTACCTCTAGGTGCTGTACCTGTACTGTGTGAGTGGCTTGAGAACTTCTCAAGAACACCTGAGCCACTTTCATCAGTATATATTAAAGGTTCATGTCCTATTTGAAAAAAGTAAGCGTGGTTTGCTAAGGATACTATCTTCCAGTTATTAGCTGTAGGCGTATAACCAGAAGGAGTAATATCTACTAATGTTGTAGTACCTTTAAATATCTTATTGTTACCTGCTGAAAATACAACCTTATCACCAGAGGCATCAATGTATTCAAAGATAGTCTCTATGCCACGACTTGATCCTAGAAGAGAAGGAGCGTTAGTGCTAACTTCCTTCCATCCTTTTCTAGCACCTACTCTTCCTAGCTTGTCTATCACACAGTTATCAGCAATAGAAGCATACGAAGGGTTAATATCAATAGGAGAATCCTGAGTATTAATACCTAAGAATGCAGGTGCGGCTATAGTAAGATTCTGTAATTGTTGAGCCATTTATGAATACCAAATGTTTTCTTCAGGGTGCTGAGATGCATCTATAGCTATTGCATCTGCTAAAGTGCTGTCTGCTATTGCAAACAACTCTGCTGAACTTGTGCCTCCTGTTTCTCCACGCTCTCTAGCTCCTAATGCGGTAGCTAACTGTACTACAGGTGCAGAAGGAACGGCTATTTTATCTGTGTCTACAGTAAAATCAGCAGTACGTACTACAGCATTGACCCTTACTTGATAAACACCATCAGGCTTAGGGTATAAATCTAAACCGTTGTCTCCGTTAGCATCTACACCGTTAAAGCTATAGAACTGCGGTGTTCCTGAAGGTACGTTATCAATTAGGAAAGCGTTGTCCATCCAACGAGAACCACGATACTGCATAAAGAAATTAGAAGTGTCGTTAATGACATCTAATATTTTCATTTTATTCTGTGAGTCAGTTAGGATGTAGTTAAAAACAGAAGCTTGTGTTGTAATTGTTAGTGTATTACGTAAAGCTGTCCACTCATAGGAATCTTCCACTGAGCGTTTAGCATCATTGACAAACTCTCCAATAAGCTTTGAATAGCTGTTCTGTGCTACAGTAGATACTTCTTCCTCTCGTAGTCTCCTCAGTACGCTATTTACAAGTTGTAAGTAAGTCATTATTATTCCTATACTGTTGTTGACTGAAACGCAGATTCAAAAGGATCACGATACTCTACTTCCGTAAACTCTGGTAACTCTACGCCTACTTGTGTTTTAAATTTAAAGAGATCATCAGAGCCAGTGCCTGTACCTGCGGATAGCAAAGCTCCACCTCCTGCTCCTCCTGCTTCTACACCACCTAATGATATGTTGTCTAGTATTCCTTTTAGTAAGTCTTTTAATGGCTGTAGGATGTAATCATCAAAGGCTCGTCCACCCTCTCGTAATGTGTCCTCAATGCTTGGACCTACTTCCTCTAAGAACTCCTTAACAGGAGCCATTGTATCTGCAAGAACTCCTCCTGCCTCACGCACTGCATCTTCAATAGGCTCACCAAATTCTTCAATAGTTTCTTCAAGTGGGTGTAAAACAGCATCGTCAAACTCTGAACCTAAGTCTCCTATTCCTGATGCTACATCTTCTACTACATCTACTACAGGACGAACAAGTGATTCTACAGTTGACCCTACCTCACCTAAAATGTGTCCTATTTCCTGCATACCATCTATAGCACCACCTGCTAACATCTCTACAGCGTCTTTAATTGGCTGTAAAAAAGCATCATCAAAGTCCCTACCTGCTTCTTGTAGCCATTCAGGTAGAATGTTGCCTTCAAATGTACCGTCCTCTCTAATGTACTGTGCAAAACCTGAAAGCACAGCATCGTCTAAATCTTTACCGTCAGCTACTTTACCTACTGTATTAGAGAATGCGTTGATAAAAGCATCCTTGTCCATTTCTAAAGAATCTAAAGTGTTAGCCATTACAGAATCTTTATTATCTAAAACACCCTCAAGATACTTACTTGTAAGTGTTTCAGCAAGTGCTTCTTTAGGGTCTCCAGTAATTGCTCCCTTAAGCAGTGCATTAGTTTGGTTGTAAGACAACTCTATGCCGCCTAATGTAAGACCTTTACCTGCGTCCTTAACACCGTCTACAGTGCTAGGTGCTTTAGTGTACCCTGCTTTCTGTAAACCTGCGCTTGCCAAACTAGCCCAATCTGAACCATGTAATGTCTGTCCTGTTGCTCCCTTAAGAGCAGTTAATGCCGCTGTACCATAAGGTACAAACATTGCGGCTACACTTAAAACAGGGTTGTTTAGTATTTCTTCAGAGGTACTAGGGTTTTCTATCCAAATGGAAGAATAAGTACCTACGTCACCAGTTGCTACATATCTGCCATTCTCTCTGTGTGCGTCACCTAAAGCCGCTAAGTCAGGCATTGAAGTATCTGTGCCTGTTGTAAAGAAAAGCTTTTCTCCATCTTCCGTTTCAATAAAAGGAGGAATGTTGTTATCTTTTATATACGTTAGAATGTTATCGTCTACTTCCTCTGTAGAATAATCATCTAAACCTTGCGATACATTGCGGTTAAGTTTGTTGACATCTACGTTTTTAAGACCACTGTAGTCTTTAGACTCTTTAGCCATTTCAGCTAGAGCCTGACTTTGCTGTTGTGTTTGATTAAAGAAACCTTTATAGTTTCCTAATGCTGACCCAGTAGACTCTTGCTCTGGTGGTTTAAACAAAGAAGGGGCTGATGGTCTTGACTGTTGTGTGCCTACGTAGTCAGAGAAAAGACTGCTAGTAGTTCTTTGAGGATCAAGCTCAACTTTAGGAACTACTGGTGCAGGGTCTTCATAAGGCTGTCTTACAGGTTTAAAACTAGAAGGCGTAGCTACTGGAGCCGCTGTCTTAGCTTTCTTCTTTGTAGGCATAGGTGCTGAAGGTGGAGGAGTAGACACAGGTGGAGGAGTATTCTCTACTAATGGTCTGTCAAAAGAACTTGGAAATATCTCTTCCTGTCTAAAACTAGAAATCATTTACCAACTCCTTTAGTTCGCTCAATAGTACGCATTGTTCCAAGACCTAAAAGACCCATAAGTACAGGCATCATAACAGAGGTATCCGCTTGGGGAATCTCTATGTTAAAACCTGCGGCTAAAGGAGAGATAAGAAAATTGACAGCAAACCCTAAGACACATACCCAACCAGTAGCAGGTCTCCAACCAGACTGCCACCAGTTGCCTCTAGCTTCCTGTTGGTTTGTCCTAATCTGAGCAAGTGCTATCTGTTGAGCTTGTTTAGAAGCTAAGGTAGCTATTTCATGTGCTAAGGTTGCTTTCTGATCTTTATCTACAATAAATTTATCTAACAAAGTAGTGATAGGATCAATTAATTTAGTCAATATATTCATATTATTATATCAGATTTTTAGTCAAAAGTCAAGCTATTTCTTTTTTCTTTTGTGTACTAAGTCTTGTACTGTGTCAGACTCATATATCCTAATACCTAACCATATAATTGTAAACAAGGAAGCAGTAGGTGGCAACCAAGCGGCTAAGGACATAATGCCCGTAGAAGCCGCAAGTACGTCCAATGTATCTTTTGATTGTGCGTCAAGCATGATAACGTCCTTGTAGTTATGCTAAATAAGCTAACCCTGCTGAAATAGCTAAATTAAGCGGTGACATATCTTGTCCTGTCCAGTAATCTTTAGTGACCATAATTTGTAAATGTCTAACATTGCGGTCTACACATTCGGCAGGTAGGATGTATCCTGTATCGTCAGCAACAATCGCGTTAATAAGGTCTACACTTTCTAATGCCCAAGCATACTGTTGAGTTGGTGTGGTTTCAGGAATCATTATTTAGTCTCCAATTCTACTACACGAGCAGATAGTTCTTGAACAGCTTTCACTAACAAAGGTATTAAGTTACCTGCACTAGCTTCAAGTTTATTAGGGTTATCTTCTAACACTAGGTTTAAAGAATCGTTATTACCGTTTGCTGACTCAAGTAATTCCTGTGCAATAAACCCTTGCTCTAAAGTTCCGTCTTTAATATTGCCATCACGAGTGTCCCATTTAAACTGACGAGGCTTTAAAGTATTAATAAAGTCAAGACCGTAAGGTGTGTCAACAATGTCAGTCTTATCTCTAGCGTCAGACAAAGATGTAATACTTGTTTGATTACACCTAAGAGTTTGAATGTCTGTACTTCCTAATGTAAACTGATAACTAGCGGTAACTGATGTGGGGTTTGCGTTAAAACCTATACAAGTATTTTGACCGCCTGTTGTAATTTGCATACCTGCCCCATTACCTATAAAGGTACTGCTAAGTCCTCCAGTGGTCGCGTTCTTACCTGCTCCCCAACCTACCGCAGTAACAAAGTTAGTAGAGTTACTATCTTGCAGTGCCAAATAACCGACAGCTACGCTACCTGTTCCTGCTGTTGATGTTTCTAAAGCTTTATAACCAACAGCTACGTGACTAGTTCCTGTATTTAAAGCTTTCCCTGCGTCCATACCTATTAATGTATTATAACTATTGTTAGACGTAAGTGAGTCACCTGCTCCAGAACCTAAAGTTACATTGGCTGTACCTATAGAATTATTAGAGTCTAAAGATGAAACTAAAGAAACAACAGCCCCACTAGCATTTTTAGTATACAGTTTTTTATCTGTAACATTTACTGCTAACTCGCCTTGTACAAGCTCACTAGTAGCAGGAACATCTCCTGCCGTACTTGAGTTTTTTGTTATGATTGTAGTCATGTTTTATCTCTCTGACATTGATTGTGTTGTTTGATAGCGGAAAAAGATACCACCCATTCCAAATAAGATACTAGCTAACATAATAGTCTCAGCAGATAGATTAAGCTGTAGGACGTACACCTGTAGAGCCGCTAAGGTGACACCAAAGACTTGCCATCGGTTACTGCGACTACGCCAAAACTGTTTTAGCCTATCCATCTTACTCTCCTAATACTGGGCGAGTTTCTGGGAACGATTCTGTACTAGGCCAATCACGCAATGCAGTTCGATACGCTATGTAATCATCACGCTGTGGGTGGTCGGTCAAAGGCAAAATGTAGTCAGTAGAGGCTAGTTCTAAGTCTCTCCACTGGCGCGGTTGAAGCGGATATTCAAAAATC